ATTCAGAGAAGGAGGAGGAGGGTAAAAGTACCGAGGTACGGTTGAATCCCGAACTTCATAAACCGGTAAGGGTTCATTCAGAACAGGAGAAAAACCAGAAAATTCCACATTGGTGACAATCCCCGAAGGGGCACAAAATGAAAAATTCCTAATACGCTCCTCCTCAATAGTAGACGGTGGGTCATAAGAAAAATCCTCGCCAGAGTGTACTATCTTTCCAGAATCAGGTAACTGAAACCGAGAACTATCGATAGGATCAGTACTCGGTGGGTTTGCTGCTTTCGGGACGCCAAGACGACCGCCGTCATCAGATTGAAGGAGAAAACCCCTAAAACCCTCGGGAAGCCAAATGCCTTGGCGGATCAGTTTCGGGTTTGCCTGTTCGAATAGCTTCCTCGCCGGGGCAAGAAAGCGCTTCGTATTCTGCGTGGACAAACCAAGTAACCTGGACCTCCTTCGTAAACCACGAGACTTCCGGTAAAGCCAGGTGCTAAATTCAGGAGCGCATCCCACCAGGTCCTCTTCCCACTCACCCTCGTTTTCTAGAGCAGGCAGCCAAGCCGCTGCGACGAACGCTTCGGCTACTGCACGCTGCTCCAATCTCATTTCCTTTGTTATCTTCTCCACTCGATGGTACGTGAACCCTGCGGGTCTCCTCATCCACTCAGAAAATGGACTCGGAAGAGGCCTTTCGGCCTCAAAGGAAAGGTACCAAGCTTCCCGTTCCCACAAGCACGACTCGAATAACTCGTCGAGTTTCAAAGGTAACCCTAGTCCCCTAGTCAATGATCGCCGTGAAGCAAAAATTGTCTGCTGATTTTCTACGAGCCACGCGACACGCGCGGACCTTCGAGCAGCCCCGTAGAAACCAGGTGAAAATGAGAGAAACCGGCCCTTGAGACCGAGTATGGCCTCCTTCTCGTTTTTGCGAAAAAATGAAGTGGACCGAATGAACGGGACCCACTTTATTTTCTTCTCTCCAGAAGAGAAAAGGCAAGAATTGAGCGAGAAGAATGTACGATCTACAAGGGTTTTTCCCTCACTGAGGACTAGTCCCGATGAACCTATCACCTTTTTCCAATTCTCATACTCCTCGGGTTTACAGCGAAAGACAATGTCATCGCCGTTTATCTTAACAGGCACCCCAGGACGACGAACGGCGTACTTAAATGCCAAGTAGTTCGTCAGACAAAGAAGAGGAAAAGACAAGAGGTTCCCCATTAACTGTCCGCGGTTCTGGTCGACGGGGTGGTTTGACCCCCGGACGACCAGTTTCTGTGATAACGACTCCATCGCGAGGCGACGGATCCCATCAGGAAGGCTCGGAGCTCGTGAGAGCACCAAGCCGAGGATTTCCTTCTGGAGCTTCTGGTTAAGATTGTCCGTAGCGCTCTCGTAGTCGCCCGAAACAAAGATCTCACCATCTACTCGCGTAAAATCAC